GAGGCCGTAGGCATTCGTGGCGGGTGTCGTGGATGTGACCGCCGCCCGCGCCGCCGCCGTGGTGGGGTCGGCGATGAATACAGCCTCCCGCTCGGCGTTGCCGAGGCCAGAGTTGACTGTCGTACTGTCCAGGAACTGATTAGTGCCAGGTACGCCGATACGGGAGGCTGTCACCATTATTGTCTCCCATCGCCGGTTCCGGCAGTCATGACGACTTGGCCCATCTCGTAGAAGCCCCCCACCGTGTTGCTCTCAAAGGTCAAGCGCAGCTGGCGCTCTTGGACCTTCATGTCGATCTTTTCAGTAGTCGGCCCGAACGTAAACGGCGTCTCAGTCAATGGCTGAGACCTTGCATACTTATGCCCGCTGACAGTCAGGGTCATGTCGCCAGTCTGGTTGAAGTCTGGCTCGACGCGCATGAGCTGAACCCAGTTGTCCTGGCCCATCCACTGCTGCTGATCTGGCCCCTGCGCGCACCAGCTAATGTCAGCGGACGTGACGTACGAATCGATCGCAGACACCGTGTTCCCGACGACCTGATCGTATCCAGTCTCATGGACCCAGGCGGCGTACTTGCCGTTGGTGTCAGGAGTAGGATCCAGCATGATGGGGTAGTGAAACACCTGGGGGAAATGACCCGACGACCGCGGCAGCGCCGTGTCGTACCACGTGTTTTCGCGCACGTTGAAGATAACCGCCCTGTTACACTCGGTCACATTTCCGTGCGGGTAGAACCACCAAATCTCGCCGAACCGCGGCACCTTCATCGCCCATACCTTCTGGCGCTGTGCGTAGTTCAGATTGTCGAAGAAGTAGTTCAGGTTCAGCTGGTTCGGAATCTCGCGAACCACACCGTTGTACATCAGGAAGCGGTCCACGCCGGCCCAGAAGAAGATGCCGTCATATTCAATGACGCTGGAGCTTGACAGGATGCTAGTCTGGTCAGACACCGTATCGAATTTGAAAATGGCAGGACTACCCACGTAGCTGACGCGGATAAGGCTGTCCAACGACCAAATCAGCCCAGATGGGCTGTTGGTTGGACCACCTCTGAACGCCATGCCTTTGACGAGCTTAGACGACGTGATGCGCGCCGACCCTGAGGCGCCACCGGTCATCGACAGAGGCAGGTTCTCGTCTGACCACGCCACGTTCCCCAAGTTGTCCAGGGTGAACAGGAACGGGTTCAACACCATGATACCGCCGGACACAGACGTACCCTGCGCCACCATGGCGGCCGTTGAGTTGACATTGCCGTAGTAGATTGGGGTCTGTGCCGCGTTGTCTATAGAGGTCAGATTTGACCCAGGGTGCGCAAATAGCAGCATGTTGCTACCGGCCGCATCCCACATCTCGTCGAACTGCCATAGAGCGTTGGCGTTGGTGGCGTAACCAGCCGGGGTGCGGCTGACGATGCCGGCTCCGAACCCGTTCTGATCTAACTGCACTACTTCAACGCCGCTGGCTGAGCCAGTGTGCAGCGAGTTGATGCCGTTGTAGGCGCTCATGTGGGCGGCGTAGACGGGACCTGCGAAGTTATGGCTGATCTGGCGGTAGCCGCCCATCTTGCGAGGTTGACCTCGTTGGAAGCGGCAGTGCTGGGCGTCGTTCCAGTAGTTGCCCTCGAAGTAAGTTCCATCTCGCTTGACGCCAGCTTGGTTGGTCAGCTTGAAGATCTTCGTAGCCATGCTAGATGAACCAAACGGCAGCATTGCGGCCAGAGGCCATGTCAACATCAGTGAGTTGGCCCTGAGCGTTCACTGTAGCGGCACCGACTGGGTAGGTACCAGCAGTCACCGCGGTGTTGGCGAGAGCGATTGTTCCCGTGCCAGAGATTGGACCACCCGTCAAACCTGTGCCGGTGCTCACCTGGGTAACCGTGCCAGACCCGCCACCCGTTATGGCCAGCACCACGTTCGTGCCGTCGCAATAGGCGATGTTGTTCGTGCTCTGAGTAACAGCGACACCGGTGCCGGCCACTGTCTTCACCGTGAGGGTGTAGGCCCCCGTGGTAGAGTTGGTGATGAAGTACACACCAACGACCGTTGGCACGATCACGTTGATGTTGCCCGTGAGGAGACCCGTGAACTCCATGACGCTGTTGGCATACTCAGCGGCTGACAGCGTCACGTCAGAGCTACCCGCCACTGACTTAGTCAGCTTCGTGTAAGCGAACGTGGAGGAGCGCCCGATGCCTACCGTGTAGAAGGCCGAGCCCGAGCACAGCACGATGCAGGCATCAGTCGGGTTTAGCGTCTGGGTCGTGCTGCCATCAATCTGTTCGGAGCCAGCTGGGTCGAGCACCAGGGCTCCAGAACCAGCGTTGCGCACGAGGAAGAAGTGGTTGTTGCCAAGCGTGGCTGCCGAGGTTAGCGAAATCGTGCCGGAGCCGCCAGTCCACACGAAAGCCGTGCCGCGATCACCGGCCACTACCGTGTAGGCAGCTGACAGCGTGGTGATTGGGAAGGCTGAGTTCAGCGTGCCAGCCAAGGCTACCACCGAGGCTGAGGCTACCGAGCCGGCCGACAGCTGACTGGAACCCGCGCCGAACAGCACGCTCTGCCAGGTGCCGGGCGTGGTCGAGTTGTCCGATAGGTAGATGTAGACGCTCTGCGAGGCCGCCAGAGTTGCGACCGCCACTCCGTCACTGCGAAGCACGTCAAAGCTGAACGCGCTGAGGTTACGCACCAGCGTGTCGGAGCCATTAGCGCCGTTTTCGCCAACTGGCAGGGTGAGGGTATAACCGAGTCCAGTAGGCGTGACGTCCATGAGCCGCGCCAACGCCGTTCCGGTGTTGGGTTCGTCAGTTGCCCATGACAGAGTCTGGTTGGCTGTCAGTGCGATAGCTCGATAGGACACGTCCGCGGGCTGCGTCGGCGAACCGCCAAAAACGTTGACGTAGCTCATGGCTTGTTCTCCGAAGCTTTGATTTGCCGATCGATAAGCAGACGCACATCGTCCATGACTTCAGCCTGCAGGCACCGATCGTACCGCGCTTGCCAAGTCGCGACGCGCTCATCGTTCTTGAGGTAGGGCGCGGACTCCAGCAAGCAGGCGTACAGCAGCATGTCTGGGGCGTAATCCGTCAGCGCGTTGGTCTGGTTGTTGGCGTCCAGCCCCTGAAGCTTCCGGTAGTAGTTCACTTCAAACGGGTAGTTGGAAGCTGGGGTTGGCGCGATAAGCCAGTGATCCAGGTCGTAGTCAGCGTAGTACTTCGGCACGCCAGTCTGAGATGGGTCCGGCCAGTAGCTGCGGAGGTAGTCGTAGCTGCGAGGCAGCACGGCGTTGCGCGTGTTGTTGCCCGTACCAGTTCCAACGTTGATGCTGACCGTCTCGAGCCAGTTCGCTGGCTTGGCAACGATAGCCGTTCCAGCCACGCAGGCCGACGTTGCGGCGTTGACGAAGGGCAGGACGCGAAGTTCCCGCGTGATGCGGACTTCAGCATTCTTGATGAACTGCGGAATGTTGGCAATGAGTTCCGCATCGCTGCGGTCCAGCCACGCTTCAATGGCCGCCACAAGGCTAGTGTAGGTCATCTGAGCGGTCATAGAACACCCCGGCTGAAACTGACTTTACTTTACCACGGGCACTGCTTCTTCAATACCGTCGTTTTCAGGATCAAGGCCCTCAGCCCAGTCTCTATCACCAGTCTGAGGGCGCATGGTCTTGCGGCGGTGCTTCATGCACATACCTGGCAGCGGCATGAAAGGGCATGGGCAGCGAAGAGGCCCAGTAGGTTTACTTGGAGGCACCGCCCTGCGCCTTGTTCATGCTGCCGAAGTAGTACGACAGCACCAGCATCAAGGCCCCGTCGATGGTGCCCATGGAGCGCAGCACGATTTCGCGCATGCCCTGGTCGATGACGTGCCCCAGGACGAACCACTGTACCGAGACATATGCGGCGACGATCAAGGCGGCCAGACCTCGCGGGGTCCAGCTATCGTGGCTATCCACCTCGCGGCGACGAGCAGAATCACGGTCGTTAGCACTGATCTTCTCCACGTCAATGTCAAGCTGTCGCATCTGTACGGCGAAGTCCTGGTCGGCCTTCTTCAGGGCCAAGATCTGTTCAGGGGTGGCACCAGCCACCGCCTGAAATGCCGCTGCCTTGTCGCCGGTCGGGTCCAGGCCACACGCTTTCTCGATGGCAGTCACTGCCATTCCGGCAATGGGTCCACCAAGGGCAGTGGCGATGGTGGGAGCCAGCGCTGCCAAAGTGTCGAGGGCAGAATCCCAGAAGTCGGCCATTGCCTTATCCCTTCAGTTCGATGTGAGGCATGTCAACAAACTTCTCATCGGCCACGCCATTGCAATTCCAGTCGCCTCCCCAGCGGGCGTTAAGCCCCATCTGGTCGGCAGTCATCAGGATATGGTGGGCCACATCCTTGAATGCCTGGACGTTGTTCCAGTCGGCCTTGCCGTCTACGAACGGCACGAAGTCGAAAGCGCGGCTGGGGGTGGAGTTGTGCTTGCTTGTCGGCCAGGGCGTCTTGGACAGATGCTGCGCCACACAACGATCCTGCTCCTCCTTGCCGCGATGCCCAACCGCAATGGAGAAGTCATAGGGGCTGCTCTCAATGGCAGCCATTGCAAGGCGCTGAAGATCGGTGTCGCAGGTGCCCAGGCGGTCCAGGCTGGTTTTGCCGAAGCGAAACATCACACACCTCCAAGGAAGGATTCGAAGTAGCGATGCAGATGGTGGTTCACCCACACAGAATATATCGACAGGCCGAGCGCGGCGGCGGCACCAGCCCCACCTGCCAGCAGGCACCACAGGATTAGCCTGATACGGACTGTGTTTATGGACAGCCGGGTGGCGATCTTCTCGACGCAGGAATGAAGGTCGCCGTGGTCGAGGATGGCAAGCTCACGGATTTGGTACGCCACCTGTGTAGCCTGGGACTTCATGATCTCTTCTTCCCGCTCCATGTGCAGCATTAGCGCGGCTTGGAGGCGGTCGAAGGCAATCATCAGTGCGCGGCACGTCTCGTCCAGGCGGTCAATTCTCTCGTGTGCGCTTTTCATTTCGTGATCCCCAGCGGTGCCGCCATCTCAGGACGGACAGTAGCCAGCAGCTTTTCCATGGCGGTGATCTCCGCAGCCATCCGCTCGTTCTCGGCAGACAGCGTCTTGAACTTGGCCTCCACGTCAGTCAGCAGGGTGCGAATCGCCGCCTTCTCTTGCTCAACGTGGGTCAGCTTCGTCTCAAGCACCTGGACCTGACCCGATAGACGGGCCGATTCCTGCAAAGCGAGGTTCCGCTCCTCGGCGAACTTGTCAGCGCGGGCCTCAAGCTCCTTGATGCGCCCCTCAAGACCGGTCAGGTAGCTATGCTCGCGCTCGGCCTGTCGCTCCTCGCCCTTGTCGTTGCGAAGCAGCTTCTTGATCTGAAAGAACGCCCAGACAAGCCCAGGGACGCCGACGCCGCCCAAGGCAAGCCATCCGGTGGAAATCCCCGTGTCGAGATTGGCAGGATCAGGAACGCCCATAAACGCAATCCCCCCGGCAGCGCCCTGCTTCCGGGCATCCTTTACACGGCTTGATCCTGGCAAGATCGACCCACGAGAACAGCGCCACCACCAGGGTGTCGGCCATGGCAGCGGCAAGGGGCCACTGGGCAATCATGCAGGCCAGTCCCACAAAGCTCCACAGGATCGCTGCGACCCACTTCAAGACATACTCGTAGGGGAAGGTGCGGCGATTGCTGCGGCAGAATATCCGCCATAGTTGGAGCGAGGCGACGGACAGAAACACGAACGTCCAGACAGCCTCCTCGGCCACCTCGTGCATGTGGCGGTAGGTCGGACGGGCCAGGGTGTCGCCCGGTGCCAGCAACGCGAAGCCCCACAGATAGCCGCTCATGATGCTGGCGAGCGCCCATGGGTTTGACAACAGAGCGGCGCGTAGGGCCTTTAGGCGAGACATAGCCAAGTCACCCCGATGCATCCCCAGAAGCTGGCCCCCAGGAAGATTTCACCCACAGCGTTGCTGCCGTCGATGAAGCCGCCCCTGTTCCACTCGTCACGCCAGAAGCGATGGGCCAGGACATAGCCGATGCCGAACGGGCCGTATTTCAGCAGCACATCGCGGTCATCTACGAACTTCCCGCCGGGATACAGGCTGACCACGAAGAACAGCAGGCATAGAGCTGTTGCCGCCAGCATCGCCAGGACAGCCCACGGCAGCGCCCAACCCTGTTTGATGATCAGCATGTGCACCGGCATCATCAGCGGGATCATGGCTGCGTAGCAGGAAACGCGGCTCGCGCCGGTCCACCCGCCAAACATTCGACGCCAGAGGCCACCAGACACCGCCCACATGCCGATCAGCAAGGCGGCGGCCATTACAGCCCCGCCTTCAAGGCAGAAAGCTCTGCCTCCAGCAACATGATCTGACGCGCTCTATGAGCCGCCTCCATCGCCGCCAGTTCTTCTTGCGTCGGGGGATTAGGGACGGGCTCAGTCGCCCACACCCGTGTCGGGATGCCGTCGATCATCTCAATGGCATTGCCGATCGTGCGGTGTCCTGGCGTAACAGGCTCCGGGGTCAGGACTACTTCCTGCATTCCAGGCACGGTGGACTTGTCCCACTGGGGCGGGTACTGCACGCCATCGAGTCCGAAAAACGGCTCGTCGTCTTGAATGGGATTGGCACAATCGCCGTCAAGAACCCACATGCTGCACCTCAATTCGTCCAAGAAATTATGATGACGCCCTGTGCGCCGTTGCCGCCGAGGATGGGACTTGACCCGCTTCCGCCGCCGCCGCCGTACAGGCCGCCATTCCCGCGCCGAGCGGATGAGTTCCCGCCACCGCCGCCGCCAGCCCCAGCCGTTCCACCAGCCGTGATGGTGTAGTCAGTGCCATCGCCGCCGTTGCCTCCGTAGCCAGCTCCGTTCACAGCGCCAGCACCGCCGCCGCCGACCGTGCCGTCACTGCCATTGCCAGACGTTCCGGCCCCGCCACCAAGCCCAGCGGAGTTATTACCACCAGCACCACCAGGGCTGGTGGCCGATGACCCTGCGAAACCGCCCGTGCCGCTTGCGCCACCGCCGCAGCCACCGCCACCACCAGACCCGACGCCACCATTTCCAGCAGCACCAGCGCCGCCAGCGCCTTGCTTGCCACCGGCACCGCCAGCACCAGCAGGGAATCCGTTGGTGGCCGTTCCACCGTTACCACCGGCATACGTGGTCGATCCGCATGAGTTGGCTGCCGACCCACCCGCACCACCGCCCGTGCCGCTATTGCCGCCCACGCCGCCCTTAGCCCCAACCTTGTTGGCGGTTCCGCTGGCTGGCATGGATGTGTCGTTGAACCACGTATCGCCACCGGTGGTGCCGCTGCTGCCGGAAGACGCTCCAGCAGCGCCACCGGCCCCGACTGAATAACTAGCGCTCCCGCCTGGGGTCAGCGTGACATTTGTGCGCGATGCGAAAGCGCCGCCTCCACCGCCGCCCTGCGTTGATACGCCAGACTGGAACGATCCCCCGCCGCCAGCGCCAATGCAGATGACGGTATTGTTTGACGGATTGAAATCAGCGGGGACGGTCCACGTCCCAGCCCCCGTGGTGGTCAGCTTTACCGTGGTTGTCCCAGCAGGGAAGCCGCTCGCCCCGAAGCCTACGGGGATCATGCCAATGCACCGGAGCACACGACGTAGGCGTTGGTGCCGTTGTCGAAGTAGCTAAGGAGGTACGTCCCCGTGGCCGAGATTGCTGTCAGGTCTGACGCCTTAATCTTGGTAGTCGCCGCCGCCGCAATGGCGTAGTTGCTGCCGTTCACCAGCAGAACGAACCCGCTCTGCCCCGCCGTATGGTTGGTGAACGTGAGCGTTCCGCCAGCCGCGGGAGTGCAGAAGAAGTTGTTCGTAACGGACTGATCGAACGACAGGTCATTGTCGGTGGTGATGGTGGCTCGCTGGGACGCGGTCCATGTGTTGGCATTGCCCAGGTTCACCGCAACGGTGGGGGCCGCCCCGGTTCCCCCAATGGTGATGGATGTGTTGCCTGCCGTGACACTCGTGACGGTGCCGCTACCAATCGTCTGGCCGAGCGGCATATTCAGCGGAAGACCAGAACGATCAGCCATGTTAGGTGCTCCGAATCACGTAGCCCCACACGACCACGACGTTTGCCGCGTCAGCGAAGCCGCCCACAACCAGGGCATTGCGGATCAACAGGCCCGCGCACACCTGGACGGTGGCACCAGCCGCGAGGGTGAAGGTCTGCACATCGTCAGGAGCAGTCGTGCCGCCGAACGCAATGCTCAGGGTCCGGCTGACCGAATCCGAGTTGCGGGCGTACAGGACAACTTCATCACCAAGACCATCGGTCGTGGTGGCCTGAGCCGTGTGCAGGGTTGTGGCAGAACCGACCACAGTGCCGACGACCTTGATGCCGCGACCGTGGGTGGAGTCAGAAAGGGGGATCTTTGCGAGAGCCATGTCAGTTCACCTATGAGTACCAACGAGGAGCGAGTTCAAGATAACGCGCAAGAACCGTCGCAGCCTGTGCGTCGGTAAGGGCTGCCACATTGGCAGTAGACGTCGAAGAGTTTCCAAGGATGGTGCTTCCAGCCGCTTGGGCGAGCATCCCGGTGGTGACCTTGTTGGCACCGATCGTCGTGGTGATGCCGGTCGTTCCGGTGCCGGATACATCCCCAGAAAGTGTGATGCTCTGGTTGCCGGTGATGTATCCGAGACCGGTGACATAGGACTGTGTGGCCAGGGTGCCCGACGTGGGAAGTGTCAGGGCGGTGCCAGCCGTAACCGTGAAGACGCAGGAGAAGGCACCGCTCAGTGTTGGGGCGTTAGTGATACCATATCCGGAAACCGTGGTGGGCTTACCGCTGGTGATTGCCGACCACGCAATGGCGATAGCCGTGCTCCCAGCCGCCGTCAGGCGACCCTTGCCGTCAGCCGTGAAAGTGGCAACTGACGATGCGGAACCGAACGAACCAACATTGGCATTCACCGTCGCCAGCGTCGTGGTGATGCCAGTCGTTCCCGTGCCCGACACATCGCCGGAGAGTGTGATGCTCTGATTGCCAGTGATGTAGCCCCGCCCGGTGACGTAGGACTGCGTGGCGACCTGCGCGCCGTTCAGCGTAAGGGTCGCGGAGGCGAGCGCTACACTCCCACTATTGGAGATGGTGACGGCCGTTACCGGGTTGACGCTTCCGTCTGGTGTGACCGAGATCGTCCAGCGGCCAGGGGCCGAGGTGTTGCTGATCGTGCCGGTGGCGTCTGCTCCAACAGAGATAGCGCCGAACAGCTTGTAGTTGGACCCAGCGGAACCAGACCCGTAGATAGAGAATACATTCTGACCATTGGTCACGGAGGCGTGGCCGGTGGTGTCGATGTTAGAACGTGCACCGAGGATCAGAGGCTCCAGTGTGGTGGAGTGCCTGTGCAGGATGGTCTGGGCGAAGTTCGTTCCGTCAATATCAGACACCTTGAAGGTGGACTGGAACGTTACGCCGTTGATATTGATGCCGGAACCTTCTGTACCAACGTCGCCCGCATGGAGGGACGAGAAAGTGCCGGTGCCGCCGGTGATTGCCACAGAATCCGCAGCCTGACCGGCCATGGACTTGAAGTCTGTGCCGCCATCAAAGGACGAAACGGTAATGGCCCCGGTGTTCGCCAGCGTGGCATCGCCACTCAGCGCAACCGCCGTCGCGACGTTCGAACCGTTGCCGACCAGGAGGTTGGCCGATGCCAGCGTGCTGGTCAGGTACGGAAGAGATGGGATGTCCCCAGCCACAAGGGCGCGGAATGAGGGAGTGCCGCTCGAACCGCTTGGGGCCGCGAAGACGTAGTTCTGCGTAGCCGAAGCCCACGCGCCTGCCAGCGTCCCAGAAGAGGTAACAGGCGACCCAGATACCGTGAACTCAGCTGGTAACGACAGGCCTACTGCTGTAACGCCCGACGACGTGGCCAGGTCCGTCCAACCAGTTGCCGTATACCATTCTAAGGCGTTGCTCGAGACATTGGCTCGCACCATACCAAACGAACCGCCAGCTGGGCGCTCTGCAGTCGTACCAGCTGGCAAGCCGAGATACTGCACGCCGCTCAACTGCGGATTAGGCTGCAGCGCTACGGTTAGCGTGGAACCTGCGCCGCTGTCGGCGATACTGATACCGTTGCCAGCCGTAATGGCGCGAGACTGCGGCAGGCTTGGCGTAGCCTGCGCAGTGATAAAGCCATAGCCAAGCGAGGCCGACTGAACCTGCCCGACAGTAGCTGACAGAGTCTGGCCTGCCTGGAACAGCGGCAAGAGATCGGTTGAATTAACCGATACTGCTGGCGTAAGGCCCCCGATTGTGGTATCAGCCATTTCCCAACCTTATCAGAGAGCCGTCGGTCGTCGTCAGGTACGTGCCGTCGTCACTTTGCAGCAAGTAGTTGAGGTCCGACGGAATCGGCGTATCGGGCCTAGGATGCGTCAGCGTGATTGGATCAGGCTGAGCTGGCGCGAAGCGATACGGATCCTTGGAGTCCCAACAGCTTGAGCAGACCTTAAGCCCGGGTGAATTACCATCCTCCCGTAGCTCAGTGTAAACATACTTCGTGCGGCAGCGATCACAAACGGCTTTAGAGGCCGAGCCGCTAGAAATTGTGGCCATTATGCGTCTCCTTTGAGACGAGCGAGCTTTTCAGCCTTGACGCGGTCCCAGCGACGACGCGCGGAAACCTTCATGGCCTCACAGTGCTCTGGCGACTTAGGCTTGCCCTTTAAACCCCTGCTGATGTTCTCAGCCCATTCCGCAGTGTGGACAACCTTTTTGTGCGACTCGGACATTTTGGCGCGAGCCTCATCTGAGGCTTTGCTACCCAACTGTTGCTCTCGAATAAGCTGTCGGCGCTCAGCAGTCATGGCCTTTTTCTGAGAGGCGCTCATTTTAGCGCGCGTCTCGTCGGTTGTCACTCTATTGCGATTGCTTTCAGCAATCTTAGCCTTGGTCTCAGGCGTATGTGTCCGGCCTTTGAACGACCCCATCTTCAAACGGGAGGCTTCCGTATGTGTCCGGCCTTTGAACGCCGTTCTGATCTTAGCCAAAGCTTCTTCAGAAAAGGCGTAGCCGGACAGACCCTCGCCGCCGTCAGTCATGTTGTATCCCTGCGGAGTCTTAGACCCAAAGCCGGCTATTAGCCGCATCTCAAGTTTAGACGCGGCCTCGTAGCCATCCACCGATCCCAGTCCTGTAAACTTGAAAGACTCAACGCCGTACTTGCGGATTGCGGCGTACAGGGGAGATGTCCGCGTTCCGCGCGTAGCACGCAGGTGTGTTTTCCAGCGCCACTTGGCGTCCTTGGACAGTCCCACATACTTCTTGCCATTTAGCAAGTTTTCAATGACGTATAGTTCTACAGGCTGGGCGCGGTCGATTCTCATCTGGTGTAGCACGCGATCGCCGGAATCAAATATATGGGTGAATCGTCTCTTTCCTCGGCCTCGGCCTCATACGTCGCCTTATCCGCCACCTGCTGCAGCATGTTGAGACGATCCAGTGGAACTCCTGGCAACTCATACCCCATGCGCAGGGCCAGGTTAGCCACGATGGCATCAATCCAGCGCTGCGGCACTTCGACCTCGTTGGTCAGCGACCCAACGTCCTGAATTTGACGATGGCGGAAGATCACGATCTGGTCGAAGCTGTTGTTCGGCAGCGGCCATAGGTTCAACTGAGGCTGCAGGCGCTGGCGGTCGAAGTAGAACTGCAGGCTCTTCGGACCAGTCAGCGACTTGTTCGGCAGCGCCGAGTAGTCGTCGCGGTTCAACCGCGCCATGGGAATTTCAGCTGGCGTGTTGCCGAAAAACACTTCGCGCAGGGCCAACGTGGCTCCAGCGGTTTCGCGGATCCTGTACTCAATGTGGTCGCCTGGATACGGAATATCCCACCAGGCCCACTGATAGTCAGCAAGCGTGATCGTCGTGCCGCCCTGATCGCCTGGAGGCGTGTACAGCGTTGCCCATGTAACACCGCCATCGTCAGAGTACTCTATCACAGGAGTCAGTACCTGCGCGCCGTAGGCCATAATACCTACAGAAGTCACCAGCGTCGCCGTGCCCAGGTTGTTGCCGATGTAACCGTTCGGCGCAGTAGTGACGCAGGCCGTAGAGATGTCGGCATCAAACGCGTTAGCCGCCGTACCAGACGAGGCGAAGGCTCCGCCCGCCCCGTCGACACGGCTTAGCGTACGGTAGTTGGCATTGAGAACGCCAACCGTGCCTAGGGGCATGGTGACGAGCTTGGAAGCGTTCGTTACGCCGAACACATCGCGCGACACGGTCCACAGGTTGATACCGTGGTTCGCTAGGTTAGACAGGTAGAAATACAAGTTGTTGCGAGCCAACTGCCCGTGCTCAACCGTAATCTCACCCGTCGTCAGTCCGCAACGGCGTATAGCGTGGCTAATAAGCGTGTCCACGTCAACAACCGTCATACCAACCGTTCCACTAGTGGACATGGCTACCTCCTAGTGGGCTTGCCCTTTTTTCCGACGATCCGCTTCACCTTGCTGCGCATCTTAGGTGCCTTCGCCAGCGGTGAAGTACACGGCGCCTGAACCCGTACCAGTGGCCAGGCAGGCGATGTGCGATACCGAGACGCCGGAGAACACCTCAACAGCGCCAGCAGGAACCGGCATCGAATTGGAAGTTGTGGCGACCACCGAAGTGGCAGTCCCGAACTCAACGAACGCGGTCAAGGTACCGCTGTTGAAGACCCTGATAGCGCGATCACGGCCCTGCGGCTGCGGGGTCTTAATGTTGTTCAGCAGGGTCTTGACCGCCGACGAGGCCGTCGGGGAAATGCTCACCGTGGAACCGGCAGTCGGCTCGAACGGGAAGACGTAGACATTCATGCTCATGCCGAACTCCTATTCTTTGTCGGCAAAGGTGACTTTGAACCGACCGTCAGTATCTTCAATACGGACACGACCTTCGTACCCGTAAAACTTTTCTTTTTCAGGCAGGCAGGTATCAAGCAGGAAGCTAGACTCGCCGACAGCGATCTTCATGCCCTGCGACACAGCCATACCCAGCAAAAATTCGACGTTGCCGCGACCAGACTCAGACCCATGGCGATCGCCTGGGTAGGTATAGTCGCAGCCAAACAAGGCAAGATCCTTGACGCCGAGCGTCATGGCGTAGGCCACAGCGTAGGCAACCGTACCGTTCAGGTACGGGTATTGAATCTTGTTTAAGACTTTCTCGAGGGGATATGCCTCGGAGGTCGGGGCCAAGTCCTTGTTCGGGAAGGACGTCAGTACCGGAACCTTCACATTCTGTAGCCAGCTACGATAACCCGCCAGCGACGTGTTTCCGTTGTCGCCAGTGGCTGTCAGGTAGTCGGGCGTGTCCATCATGAAGACGAGGTCGCAGTCGATCACGCCTCCCATGGCGTTGATCGCCCACACTTCGTCAAAGTGAGCCCAGCGGCCACCAGCGGAAGCGCACGCCATGACGTAGTCGCGATGAGACATGCCCATCGCGACTATCGCCACGCGTTCAGGTGCTTTACGCCTGAGCAAGACCGTACAGACCTTTCGAGGTGTCGGCATCGTCGACCAGCATCTGCAGGGTGAACGCCTTAGCGCCGTTCGGAGCAGTGCCAGCGGTAACCGTGCCGCGCACGTCAGCCGTAGTGGCCGTCGAGGCGTTCGAAGTGGTCAGATAACCGGCCACGATGGTCAGCGAGGTCTCAAGGACGCCGTCGACCGCCATGCCCAGGATCTTACCCTTGTCAGCCACGCGATACGGAGCACCGAGCTTGGAGCCGGTACCGATCGAAATCGCCTGGCCGTTGGCGCCGGTGGTGGTGATCGAGGTGACGGTCTTGAAGGCCTTCACACCCGCCCTAGCAGCCGCGGCGCCAGTCGGGCCGAGAACCGCTTCGGTCATCGCCACGCCGTACTGGTCCGTACCAGACACGGTATAGGTGAAGCCGCTCATCGAGCCCGTCGCCAGGATCGACACGTTGCGCGGAACGTCGAAGGTAGCCACGCCGCCAGAGACCAAGGTGCCAGTAGCCGACAGGGTGGTCGCCTGAGTAGCGGTGTAGGCATCGACGATCGCATTGGACGCAGTAGCCGCAACGGCACCGAAGGAAACGATCGCAACCTTGGGCACAGGAATGCCCAGCGTTACGCCCGAACCGACGGGATAGGCAGCGCCAACCGCGACGCCGTCAGAGAAATGAGTCATGTCAGTCTCCTATTGAAAGGAGGGGGGCCGGAGCCCCCCTGCCATGACTTAGACGCCGGCGGTACCGAACAGGGCGCGCGGGTCGGTCCAGCCGAGAGCGTAGCGCTCGGTGGCCTTGTAGCGCATGCTGTCGGTCTCGAAGTCACCCTCCATGCTCTTCTCCAGGGCGCGGCGGGTCAGCAGCTTGAGGCCCTCGGGGGCGTCAGTCTTGACGAACCAAGCAGTGGAGGAGGTCATACGGGTCATGACCTTGGCGCCGTCCTTGAGCATGCCCAGGGACTTTACCGGGTTCAGGTCGTTGTTGGCAGTGCCAGCGCGCAGGACGCTGTTGATCAGCACCTCGGCCTGGAACACGTTGCTCGGCGAGACGACCAGAGCCGAGGGGCTCAGCTTGATCTTCTTGCCGTTGTTGTCAACAGCCTGACGGACCTGAATCAGCATCTGCTCCAGGCTGGTCTGCGACAGGTTAGCCGCAGTGGTCAGCTGGTTGGAGAAGGTGCCCTGGCTGATCGGGTGCGAGCCGTTGATCAGCGAGACGCCATCGCCACCAGTATAGCTGGAGTTGAAGGCGCGGTTCAGGATGTTGGCGGCCAGGGTCTCCTTGGTCTCGACCAGGGACTGGGCGAGGTGCTTGGAGTAGGTCTTGCCAATTTGGATGTGGTCGCCGTCTTCCATCAGGACCTTGGTGATGGCGAAAGCCAGACCGTAGACCTTGTAGACGTAGCGCTGCAAGAACAGCACGCCGCCCTGCTGGTAGGTGACCGGGGTGCCGTCAGGCAGTTCCGGAGCCGACGGGAAGCCGAACAGAACCGGCTCCTCGTGGTAGTTCCGGGGGGTACCCGCCGACTTGGTGAAGATCTGAGCCCACTCGTCTGCGCGCTGGTCGTAGACGCCGTCGAAAGCCTGATTCAGAATCGGCTCGACGATGGAGCGGAAATCAGTATTCCGCATTACCTGTGCCATGGTCTAAGCTCCTTTAGATGGCGTTCTTGACGGCGACGTACTGATGACGCGACACCATGACCTGGACAATGGGATAGGCGTCGGTCGGAGCGTTGTCAGTACGCTGCGAGAAGCCCACGACACGGAGCTGGCCGGACGAACCGGAGCCAACCGGCGTAACACCAGCGGTGGCCGCAGACAGACCGGTGAGGGTCGAGCCGTTGGACAGGTTGGTGAAATTCACCTGGTCACCGATGATGGCGTTAGCAGTCGCCAGGGTGGCGCTGATCTGGCCGTCCAACTGGATCTCGTAGATCAGATTGGGGTCGTCGTTGACGTAGCAGGTGATGTTGGTGCCAGCCTGAGCAGCCGGCCAGGTGTTGGACACCCGGAAGCGGCCGGTCGAGTCGGTCCATTCGACACCCACAAAGGAGCCGATGAAATCGACGTTGTTCGCCTGGACTTCCTGGATGTAGCCAGTGGTCAGCAGCTGAACGGGCTGGTTTTCGTAGATCGCGGTCGCGTAGCCGGTAGGCAGCGCGTTGGGAATGGCGCGCGCGCCGCGGGTACCGTAGCCACTCTGGTGGCCGACCGGAACCAACCCAAACGGGTTCGAAGTGGAAGGCATGAGCGAATTTCCTTTTTCGCTGGTGGGTTAATCGAACTTAGGGCGGGGAGCCGCCGACTGCTGGAAACCGTCACCCTCCACGCGGCCGATAACCTTGCCACGACCGTCGACCATGTTCGAGATGTCGCCGAACTTTTCTTCCTCTTCGAGGGGGGCGTAATGGTGGTTTTCCTCCATCACGACCTGGTAGTCCTCAAGCGGAATCTTGTACAGCAGCATCTCGTTGCAACCGATCTTACCCACATGGTCACCGGCGGTGAGCTTGAGGGCATCAAAACCCGGAATCTCCTCAGGCTTGACAGGGACGTAGCCCATGCGTTCGCGGCGGAAGATCGGATCTTGCTGGTTGGTCGTCGACAGCCACACCAGATGCCATCCTTCGATAGCAGGGGGCGTAGGGAGAGCTTCATAAAGCCAGTTGCTCCGAACGGCCTTACGGCGTTCCCTGTCATCGGCAGCACGGTTATCGATAACTGAACGATCTTCAGACAGGCGGCTCTGTCGGCCGGTGTCCTGAGTCCTTTTGAGACGGTCGTCGCTCATATTGGTGCTCCTAACCTGAATGTATGTTGAAAGTGCGATTTGAAGAACGGCGTTTCTCTAGCGGTTCTTCTTGTCGTACTCGCGGTAGGCGTTGATCATCTGCTTCCGAGCAGCCAAGTCATCCCAGGCGCCAGCCTGCTTGATGGCTTCCACACGGTCGCGGCTCAAAACGAACTCTTCACGGCCAGACGGTGACCTAGAGTCACGGCCGGACCCTGCCACTGGGGTGCGGGGCTTCTGCTTGGCCTGGCGCTCTGTCTGCTCGTAGCGGTGAGGCAGGTAGCGCTTCAACCGCGCGTCCAATTCGCTCCAGTAGCTGGAGTCATTCGGGCTGAGACCTTCCTGCGCGATGGCTTCGCTGATGGCGTAGGCCACCTTCGAGTCCGCATCGCGATTGCCCGGATCATACCAGTTGTTCGTGCTGGCCCACTTCTCGGCGAGACTCTTGACCAGCGGGTCTGCCTTGATAGGGGCAGGCTGCTGAGCTGCCTTGACCAGGTTCTCCTTGTAGTTCGACAGCGATTCAGCCTCGCGGCTGGACTCGTACCAAACCTTCATGGCCTGGGTGTGCAGTTCACCGTCACCGGTCGCGATGGCTTTCTGCAGGGCCTGTTCCGCCTGCCTCGACCGATTAGCCGCCTGGATGATGCGTTGGTCCAGCTGGCTCAGGTCGTGGCTAACGTCCTTGCGCTCGAGGGCAGCCAGTCGTTCAGTCTGCTCCCGTAGCATGCGGTCCTGCTGCTCAATGCGTTGGCGCATCCGCTCTTCTTTTTCGCGGGCGTGCTGGCGCTTGGAGTGCCGCTCCAGACGCCGGCGCTCACGTTTTTCGCGAGTGGCCTCGTCGATGAGGGACTCGTCGTCCTCGTCGGCGTCTTTGACCTCAGGCTCATCGTCGTGGTCTTCAGACTCGGCGTCGTCTTCGTCCTCAGACTCTTCCTCGGGTTCCGCATCGTTCGCCGGCGTCGGTGGGGCTTCTTCACCCTCAATGACAATGTCGACGTCATCTTCATCGACGGCGGGCTTAGCAGCTTTCTTAGCCATGCTTGCGTTCCTTCACCTTAGTAGCCGGCGGCGGAGGTTCCGCGGCGGGTTCAGAAGAAGGCACAAGCTTTTCCTTGGCCTCCTCTATCAGCCGGAGGTTCTCCAGCCGAGCGGCTTCGACATTATCGATAGCCGTAATCGATTCCTCCAGAGCCGAGCGGCGGAGCACGATCCAGTAGCCGCGGACCTCTAGGAGCATGGTCGGCTCCTTGATGTCACAGGCGGCTTGGAACGCTTCCGCATGACTCTGATAGCACAGGGCGTCAGGCACCCGAGCTGAATACACGACAGACATGAGGGTCTCCTAGGCGATATAGGCCTTGACGTCGAGTGGATTGGTGAGCGAATGGCCCAGCATTTCGCTGTCCTTGAAGAACGCGAACAGCGCGGGCTCGCCTTCCTTGTCGGTCGCCACTTCCCACTTGTCGCCGCCGTGCTTCGGGATGCGCACGAAATCGCCCGGCTGCACCCACTGACCTTCAGGCCACGGCTCCAGCGTCGTGCGATTCTTGAAGGCGACAGGGCCGACCGCCAGGACGATACCGACCTGGGTGTTCCACTTCTCGGTGTCCTTGATGTCGTCGATGAAGATGATGCCGCCCTTGGACTTCATCTTCGGGGTGCGGATCTGAACCAGCACCAACTCGCCGCACGGGCGAAACTGCGGATGCACGCCTGGAAAGGCAGCATCGAAGACCTCAGGATTGAGGGCCCGTACGGACTCAGCCGTAACTGGCTTCTCGGTCTCGAGACCGTTGATCACGTCTAGGATTGTCATCTTCTTGCTCCAGAAGATTGTTGATAAAATCTAGGGCCATCTGCAAACCCTGGCACTGTCCGACCACTCCATGGTAGTCTTCCAGGGTCTTGCGAGGCGTTTCAACGAGGCTGAGGGCTAGTTCGCTCTTGCGACGCTCAAGCTCGGTGATTAGGTCAGTGGTCAGCACTTGCCGCCCTTCTTCATGGCCTTAGGCTTGGCGACCTTGCCGCCGCACTTATAGCCCTTGACCGCGGCCGGCTTGCCCTGCGGGACAGACTTACCCTGGGCCATCGCCTTGTGCTGGTTCATCTTCTCAGTAGCCATCGTCAGGAACTCCCGGGTTTAGGGCTGAAAGCGGGTTCATTTGCGCCTGATCGTACAGTGCCTTGCCGCCCAATGTACCTAGCGACATGATGGGCAGACCCTCCCGTACGATCTTTTCCCGCAAAGCCGGGTCGGAGAGGTCGAGTTGCCAGACGGACTGTTTTCGCGGCGCGACGGTCTTCAGCAGGTTTTGGTACGTGTCGGCCGCTTGCTGGCGCCACTCTTCATGAGGCATGCCTTGTTCCCAGCCGCGAATGAGAGGCATCAGCGCTTCGTGAGCGGCGTCAGAACCGTGAGTTTGGCTGATAGCGTCGCGCACGTTCCAGATCCAACCGCCCATATCGTTTTCTGACTTGTATACGTCCTGATTGTACAGTGGACTCGCCCCACGGTGCGATACCGCATCCAT